GGCAGGCCTGCGAGATTGTAAGCCCCATCCTCCGCGGCGCCGAAGGCATGGCGCAGGTCGCCGAGGTGCTCCGGACGCTGGATGCCAAAGGCCACCGCGTGAACGTAAGCTGCGGCGTCCACGTCCACGTAGGTTGGAAGCGCGACTGGCCGGCCGAGGCGCTGGCGCGGCTGGTGACCATCGTCGCCTACTGCGAACGCGGCCTCTACGCCATCACCGGGACCAAGAGCCGCGAACGCGGAACGTACTGCGGCGGGGTCCGCAAGTATGGCAACGACAAGGACGCCAAGCCTGCCCTTGACCGCAATCGCTACCACGCCCTGAACCTGACCAACCTGGCCAACGGCACCCGCGAGACGGTCGAGTTCCGGGTCTTCTCCGGGTCGCTGAACGCGACGAAGGTCGTCGGCTGGGTTCAGGTCTGCCTGGGCCTGGTCGACCGGGCCATCAACGGCAAGCGCTCGGCGAAATGGAATCCCGCCCCGCTGAAGGGCGGCTGGAAGAAGGCCGGCGAGGGCGCGAGCGAGGCCGAACGCCTGATTGGCTACCTCGCATGGGGCGCCGGATACGCCCGCATCCACGGCGGACACCAATACGGATGGATCAGCGACGTAATCCCGCAGGACCAGGTCAAGAACGAGTTCCGCCGCCTGGCGGCGAAGTACGACTCGCAGATATGAACTGGAGAAAGAACCATGTGCGGCATATTCGGATTCATCACCAGCGAAGGAAAAGGGCCGGAGGTCGCCCGACTGCGGCGGCTGGCCTTGATCACGCAGAGCCGGGGCGACCATGCCTTCGGCATGGCGTGGCTTGACGAAGACGGACGGCTCCAGACGTTCAAGCGGCCGGGCCCGGCCAAGGCCTGCCTTGACGAACTGGACCGCTGCCGAAACGCGGTGGTGGTGGTCGGCCACTGCCGCTTCGCCACGCACGGGTCGCCCCTGGACAACCGCAACAACCATCCGCACGCCGCCGGCGCTGGGTTCCTCGTCCACAACGGCGTCATCCACAACCACCAGCAACTCGTCCGGCGCTACCATCTCGACCAGCAGAGCCAGTGCGACAGCGAAGCCCTGGGCCTGCTCATGGCCCGGTGCGCTGGCTCCATCGTCCAGCGTTCGGCCTGGGCGGCCAACCAGGTCCAGGGCGACCTGGCGATGCTGGGCGTATGGCGAGCGCCGGCTCGCATCTTGCTGACCCGCCGGGGCAGGCCGCTGCATTTTGGACAGGGGCGTGACGGGTTCTACTTCGGGAGCCTGCCGGATGGCATGCCCGGCAAGGCGAAGTCCGTGGCCGACCACAGCACCCGCGTCCTGGTCTACGACGATGGCGTGTTGCGGCTGGACGATGATGCGATCCGCCTGGCCGCCGGGGGCGCGTAGGCCGTTCCTGTGGATTCCAAATAGCATCACGCCGTAACCTCCGCGACTTGCCCAGCCTCGGCCCGCTCGGCCTTCTTGCCCGTGAACTTCTCCCAGCGCTGGACGATCACGTCCGCGTACAGCGGGTCGATTTCCATTAGGTGGGCCTTGCGCCCCGTCTGCTCGCAGGCGATCAGCGTGCTGCCCGAGCCGCCGAAAAGGTCCAGGATGTTCTCGCCGACCAGCGACGAGTACTGGATGGCGCGGACGGCCAGTTCGACGGGCTTCTCGGTCAAGTGAACCATCGACTGCGGGTTGACCTTCTTGACCGACCAGACGTCCGTGATGTTGGCCGGGCCGAAAAACTTGTGTGCGGCGCCTTCCTTCCACCCATAGAAGCACCACTCGTGGTTGCCCATGAAGTCCTTGCGGGTGAGGACCGGGTGCTCCTTGACCCAGATGATCATCTGCGAGAAGTAAAGTTCGCTTTCCTTCAGCGCGTTTGGGTAGTTCCAGATGTTGGAGTACCCGCCCCAGATGTAGAAGCCACGCCCGGGCTCCAGCACCCGCGTGATGTTGCCGAACCACGCCCGAAGCAGCCGGGCGAACTCCTCGTCCGAGATGAAGTCGTTGACCAGCGACCTGTCTTTGGCCCGGAGCTTCTTATCCGTCGCGTGCGTCTTGCCCCGGATGGCCTTGTCCATGCCTTGCTGGCCGATGGGCCGGTCGCCGGTGGCGGCGATAGCGTTGTTGCTCCTGGAGGCGACGCCGACGTTGTAAGGTGGATCGGTGTTGACCAGATGAATCGTCGCCCCGTCCAGCAGACGGTCCACGTCCTCGGCCTTGCTGCTGTCGCCGCAGAGCAGCCGGTGGTTGCCGAGAATCCACAGGTCGCCCGGTTGCGTGATCGCGGCGTCCGGCGGCGCAGGCACGTCGTCGGGGTCCGTCAGGCCCTGCGTGCCGTCCGGGTCAAGAATCTTGGCCAGGTCGTCGGCGCTGAAGCCCAGCAGGTCCAGGTTGTAGTCGGCCGCCTGGAGATCCTTGAGCTCCAGCGGCAATAACTCGTAGTCCCAGTCCGCCAAAGAGTTCGTCTGGTTGTCGGCGATCCTGTACGCCTTCACTTTCTCTGGCGACAGGTCCGTGGCGACGTGGACCGGCACCTGCTTGAGCCCAAGCTTCTTCGCCGCCTTCCATCTGGTATGGCCGACGATGATCACGCCATCGGTGTCGACCACGATGGGCTGGCGGAAGCCGAATTCCTTGAGGCTGGCCGCCACGGCCTCGACCGCCTGGTCGTTGATTCGCGGGTTCTTCTCGTAGGGCCGGATGTCATCGATGCTACGCAGTTTGATGTCCATATCACGTTCTCCTGGGGCTGCTCGTGTCGTGGCGGGCAGCGTCCATCGCTGCTCGCGGTATGTCGTTATTTCTGGGGCACTTGCCGCCGTGTGCGCGGGCGCAACAAACAAAAAGAGGACGCCCGACTATTCCCGTCGCGGTCTTCCGCGTAAGTCGTGGCGAAGGAACCATTTACAGAAGTAGATAAATGTTGCCTGCCTTGTCCAGATATGCGCCCGTCGCGCCCCGGCGCCCGGTCGCATACTTGCTTGGCCTTGCAGGAGATGTTCGAACCTGCGCCAACGTGGCGAGACGACGCCGGCGAGTGTGGACACGCCGACAACGCGGGGACGGGTGCCGACGCGGGCACGCTGGGACGCGCTAACGACGCGGACGTGTTCAACGACGCGGGCACGGGCGACGACGCTGACGTGTCCGGGCACGCTGACGTGTCCCGGCACGCGAACAACGCGGGGACGTTCAACGACGCAGGCACGGGCAACGACGCGGGCACGGGTGACAACGCAGGCACGGGTGCCGACGCTGACGTGTCCGGGCACGCCGACAACGCGAACAACGCGGGCACGGGTGACAACGCTGACGGACGTGACGACGCCAGCGCGCCCGGCGCGCGGTCGCACACTTGTTTGGCCTTGCACCAGATGTTCGAACGTGGGCCAACGCGGCGCGACGTAGGGCGCGTTCCGAATGGGCTTCTTTCTCTTTCACCCCACCCCTCGCGTGCGCACGCAAAAAACATCATCGCGAGGGGGCATGGGTGAAATGGGGAAAGATATACATGGAGAGAGAGAGAATCTTTATTTAATAGGTATTTACGCTCGACAACTTCTTTCACCTCGGGCCGGTGAACGATGGGGGAAGAATGGGGTAAGAAGGTCGGGGTAGACATCATCTTTCACCCCCCTCTTTCACCCCTTGGTCTGCAGCACGAAGGCGGTACTTCACACCCGGCCTGCCGGCGGTCGTCACGGGGACTGATTCGACATCACCGCGCTGCGCGAGCGTGTTGATCAACTCCTGGAATCTGCGGCTGTCCATCTTCATCCGCTTAAGAAGCACGCTGTGGTTGAGCGTGCGGTCGGGAGCGGCATTTAGCTTGCGGATGACCTTGAGGCACTCGGCGTCGAATTCGCCATCGGCAACGTGCTGGCTGGCCATGAACAGCATGCGTCTGGTCTGGTGCTGCACGAACTGCGATGCCCAACGGACGGCATCAAGGCCGATCCGGGGGGACTCATGGTTCTCGCTGATAGCGTGAAGCAGTGCCAATTTCCGGATCTGCTCGCTGACACGCCCCCAGACCGTGGTGCCGACTGAGTCGTTGTTGCCCTCTGCCCGGCCATAATCGGTCTCGGCCTCCTCGCGCGTTTCGACCAGATGGGCCAACGCCTCGTCGGTTTGCTCCACGACAGCGGGCACGGGATGCCAAGCTTGGAGATTGCCCCGCCCGGGCCGGTAGTCTGCCCACCAACGCGCCGTCTCCAGCACTCGGGAAGGCAGGTCGACAATCCTGGGCTCTTGGCCCTTGGAGCGTTTGCCCGCCTCGAGGATCACCATGCGGGCAAAGAAGCCGTTGGTGAGCATCCGCTCGGACAGCGCCTCGTAGTAGTGGTTTGGGATGGCCGTGCCGAAGATGACCAGGTTTGGCTGGTCGATTACCCCCGGCGACGACTTGCCTGCCTTGCGCCGCATGGGAAAGACGCTGTTGGCCGACGAGTACATCGTCAGCAGCGTGCCCATGACGTTCTCATAGCGGGCGTCCTTGGACTTGTTGATCGACTGAAGCATGCCGTCGATCTCGTCGGTCTGGAACAGCATGCACGGATTGATGAACAAGGCGTCCTGCACGCCCTCACCAGAGGCGAAGCGGTCGCCCAGGCACTCCGATAGCCCGATCTCATGTACGATCCGCGTGTTGACCTTCCGCGGGTGGTCTTTGCCCGCGGCTGAATGGGCTAGGCCCAATAGGTAGATGTTCGTTCGGTTGTCGCCCGGGTCTCGCACCCGCCGACCGGCCAGGAACGCCTGGAGGGCCAAGGCGCCGCAGAAAGCCATCACCGGGTTGGGGTACGGCGCCGTCGCCAGGCTGTAGTCCATGACCTCCCCGACGAACCCCGGCACGCGCAGCAATTCGTCGGGCATGGGGCCGGGATCATCCACCACGGGCGCTGGGGCGGGCGTCTCCACTGCTCCGCTGAAGATCTGGTCGTAGTGGTTCTCGACCAGCGCCACCGAGACGGAGTCCGGCTCGTAGCGGGCAATGCTGGCGGCGATCCGCTGGACCTCGGTCGCCAGCAGCGGAGGAGCGCATCTTGCCTGGTTTACCTGAAGCAGCGCCGCGGCAATTTCGGCCTCGGACATGCCCATTCGGCGCATTCCGCCGCCCAGGCGCGTCAAGGTGGCGTTCCTTTGGCCGGTCGGTATTTGGCTCGATCCATCGGCCAAGGTCGTAACCTGCGCCAACGTGGCGCGGACCCCGGCGATCCGGTCGAGTTGTTCCACCAGCCAGGCCGGCGGCTCGGGGAGCCGCTCTGGCCCAACGGTCAGTTCCAGCGTCTCCTGCCAGCGGTAGGCCGCGCCGTCCTCGCGGATGGATGGAGGCAGCACGACGTAACCGCCATCAGCGCGGGTGTCGACCTTGGGAGCGAGCTTGCCCTCCGTGCATCGCCATGCCTTGCCAGAAGGCTGGCGGAAGAAATGGTGCTGCCCGCCTCTGGGCGTGATGGACATCGGCGCGATCGCCAAGGTTAGCTGCTTGTCCGATTCGCCGTCGAGCCACGGGTTGGGTCGGCCATCGACCACGTCGGCGTCGATGGCCACCATGCCCTGCGTGGCCATGCCGATGTTGGCGGCCGGGTGCTGCGCCCACCATGCCTCGATCTTGACCGGGTCGGTGGTGGCGTCCAGGAAGCCATGTTCGGTGAGGGGCACCTTGCCGCCAGGGACACATGGGAATACCGCATAACCCATCTCGGTGTAAGCCAACGCGGCCTCCAGCAGGATATTCGTGTCGTCTGCCATCAGAATGGGATTTCATCCTCCGCGTAGACAGGCTCGGGCTCGCCCCCGGCAAGATCGCCGCCGGTTACGGCCAAGGGCTTCTCGCCCAGCGTGTAGTTCACGATGCGGTCGTATTTCTCGCCGGCGACGGTGCGGACGGTGATCGCCGTCGTTGGCGCCAGGCTTCCGGCCTCGGCCAGTTCCACCGCCTCGTCCACCGTGTCGGGGACAGGATCATTGGACCGCCGCCGCCACCAGGCCTCGGCCTTGGCCCTGGCGTATCCGGTGTGCTCGAAGCAGACCCACTCCGAGAAGCACTGTTGCCAGCCGACCTGGTACTCCACGCGCATCGTCCGTGGATGGTCGGGACCGGCGTCTCGCTTCGCGTGGATGCCGAAGAATACGTCGCGTACTTGGTGCTCGGTGTCGGTGGTCTGGCCGGAGAGAATCCCCGCCGTGGACGCCTGGCGGTCGTGCTGTTGCCGCTCCGGCGGCGGGAAGTTATAGCCGCACTCGGGGCATGTGGCGTAGCCGGCGGCGATAATGGCATGACACTCAGGGCACTCCTTCGCAGGCGCCTCGCCGTTGCCTCCGGCCAACTCGGTAACACGGATCGCGTCGACAGGCCCATGCCTCAGGACGTTGCCGCCGAAGTCCAGGACCAGGCAGTCTGTCTTTCCCTCGCAAAGCCGAAAGCCCCTCCCGACCATCTGGTAATAAAGGCCCGGCGACATAGTCGGCCGCAGCATTGCCACGCAGTCCACGTTGGGCGCGTCAAAACCCGTCGTCAGGACGTTGATGTTACAGAGATACTTGAGCGGACATTTGTCGCCGAAGAGGTCCTTGTCGTCCTGGCGGCGGAAACGCGCAATCAGCCGGTCGCGCTGGGCCGTAGGCGTCTCGCCGCAGACAAAGCCGCAATCGACGCCGTGTTCGCGACGAAGAGTCTCGACGATATGCTCCCCGTGCCGGACGCCGCTGGCGAAGATCAACACGGACTGGCGGTCCTGAGTGTGCTGCATGATCTCGGCACAAGCGCTGCGTACCAGGCCGTCCTGGTCCATCAGGTCCTCGACCTCGCCGGGGATGAACTCGCCGCCCCGGACGTGTAGCGCCGCGATATCAGCCTTCGCCGTGCCGGCCTTGGTCCGCAAGCCGCAGAGGTAGCCGTCGCGGATAAGTTCCTTGACGCCGACCTCGTAGCAGATGGCGTTGAGGAAATGCTCCGGCGTGCAGATCATGCCGCAGGTCATGCGGAACGGCGTGGCCGTCAGGCCGATCACGCGGAGGCGCGGATTGACCACCTTTGCATCGGAAAGGAACGTCTGGTACATCCCGTCCCCATCCGGCGGGATCATGTGGGCCTCGTCGATAATCACCAGGTCGAAGGCTCTTTCGCCAAAAAGGTCAGCGGCGCGTTTGTAGACCGACTGAATCCCCGCCACAATGACCGGATGCTCGGTGTCGCGACGTCCCAGGCCTGCCGAGTGGATGCCCACGTGGAGCTGCGGGGCCATGCGGTCCAGCGTCCCGGCCGTCTGTTCCAGCAATTCCTTCACATGCGCCAGCACCAGGACGCGGCCGTTCCACTGGCTCACGGCGTCATCGCAGATGGTGGCCATCACCGGCGTCTTGCCGCCCCCAGTGGGGATGACGACGCAGGGGTTGTCGTCGCGCTTACGCAGGTGGCGGTATACGGACTGCACGGCGTCACGTTGGTAAGGTCTGAGCGTCAGCATGTTTTCTGCGGCGTCGTTTGGAGTACCAGTCGATCACGGCCTGCCGGTCGCGAATGGGCTGGCAGGAGGCGACAAGGGCCTTGACGAACCGAAGCGTCGAGTCCGTCTCGGCAGCGAAGGACTTGTCGTAGTACACGTGGAAGGACCATAGGCGGAACTTGCTCTCAATCTTTCTCCGTTCCTGGTTCGTCATGCGGCCCTCCACAGTGCGAGCATCTGGCCAGAGGCATCTCGTCCGGTCAAATCGCGACCGGGCCGCTCGCCTTGGGCGATATTGCCGGGTCACCAGTAGGTCCGCCTAGATGTCGTCCTGGTAGATGCGGGCGTGCTGGAGGGCGCCCATGATCCGCGAACCTTCGACCAGACCTTGACGATGCGCTCGTCGGGCCTGACGACATCGTCACGGGATTTCATGGGCTGCCTTCTGCCGTCGTGCTGGCGGTTTGCGGTTCAACGGGCTCCGACAATCGCCGACCGTTGGCGATGCGGTGGACGTCCTGGTCGAGCTTGATGTCGAGGGCGGCGGCGATTTCCAGCAGGCCCCTGGCGAGAATGCGCGAGACATGCCGCTGTGAGGCGCGTCCACTACCAATCTTCCGCCGGGCCGCCCACGTCAGATCGCACGCGTCAGAGGCGGTACGGACATTGTTCTCCGTGCAGACAAAGCCCAACTCGGCGCTGGCCTGCTGCGCGACCATGGCGTAAGGCGGGCGCTCCTCCTGGAGGCGCTGCTTGTGGGCCTCCAGGAACCGGACCAACATGATGAACTCCCTGTGAGTCATCTGCTTTCGCATAATGTCTCCTAGTTCCGCAACCATGGCGGGGTGGTGGTGGCCTGCTGGGGGACTCCGGCGGCGGTTTCCTTCTTCGCGTACCCCTTGACCTCGTTGGTCATCTCGTTGGTGTCGCTGCGCTTCTTCAGGCGGACGCTGATCTGCAGCGGCAGGTTGTGCAGGTCCTGGCTGTCCCGCGGCGTCATGACGCCCACCGCCCGGCAGACGGCCGACAGTTCCGCCCGGGCTATCTTGATCGTCGTCGGGTTGGGGTTGTCCAGGTTCAGCCGGGCCCACAGGACGCGGCCCTTGTACTCGCCCTCGAGGACCTGGAACGTCAGCTCCAGGTAGTTGCCCGCGCCGGACTTCGTGGGCTTCATCTCGGAGGCCGTGATCGCGGCGATGTACTTCCCGGCCGGGATCGGCTCGAACGTGGTCGCGGGGTCGACCTCTTGCGCGTTGAATCCTTGCAGGTTAGCCATGGGTTGTTTCTCCTTGCTTGGCTGGGTTAGAGATCGCGCTGAGCAGCGCCTGCCACGACAGGGGTAGCGGCGCTGTGATTCCGTAGCGGTTCTTGGCGAGCAGTTGGTTGGTCTCGCAGAGGACCAGTTCCCTGGTCTGGCCGGTGATGCGGGCGGCACCTACGAAGTCCGACCACTCGATCATCGTGTTGACTAGGTCGGCGTGGATTTCCGGGGCGGACTTCTCGAAGGTGACCCCGTCGATGGTCGTGATGTCCCGGCGGGTGGCGTGCGCCAACAGCACCACGGCGATGCCGGAATTGACCATCCTGTCCAAGGTCGGCAGCAAGTACTGGTAGACGTAGTTCCGCAGGACCTGCTTGCCGTTGCCGTACCCACCGTGTGAGCGATTGAGCGTCTGCTTCATGCCAGCGGGGGTCCCGTCGACCCCGGAGACGTGCTCCTCCGCACGGCGAAGAAGCCAGTCCACCGAGTCCACAACGAGCGTCCCGTAGTCATGCCCGCCTGAGGCCAGGGCCGCCAGCCACTGCTGGATGGACGGCCAATCGCCCAGGTACGGCGTGCGGTCGCAACTGACGTGGGCACAGCCGTTTTCGCAGTCCACGATGATCGGCTTGCTGGTGTTGGCCCCGAAGGTCGTCTTGCCGACCCCGGGCGGGCCGTAGACGATGCCCTTGGGGGCACGCATGTTGGTTTGAGTCAGTACGGTTGAGGGCAGAGGCATTTTGCCTATCTCCTTTCCGGTGGGTTGGCGAGGGCTACAGCCAGTCGATGGTCCGCAGGGTTTCGTAGCCGGTCGGCCACTGATTGAGCTGCCGGCACTCGGCCAGCCGCTCCATCGCCTGCTCGTTTTCCTTCTGCGCCGCCCCCAGCACGTCCTGGCCGACGGTCCACGCGCCGCTGCGGTACGGCTCTCGCTTCTCCACGGCGACGATGAAGGCGGGGACGACCTTGCCGGTGGCCTGGAAGACGAGAGACCTGTAGAACGCCATCTGGTGGATGTAGCCGTAGACGCGGGCCGAGCCTTCGAGGAATGAGAGGCTGTCGGTGGTTTTGAGGTCGATGATGCCGCGCTGCGGATTGAGCCAGTCCAGGCGGGCCTGGCAGGGCGTGCCCATGTACTGCGTGCGAACCACGCCCTCGGCCACGCCATCCGACAGCAGTTCCACGGCCAACGGATGGTTGCGCACGGAGTCGTTGAGGTTCTCGATCAGCCGTGCCTGCTCATTGTCGATGACCGGCTTGCCTTGGGCGGTCGCCCACTCCTCGAACGTCTTGGTGTAGCGCCCATAGGGCTCACCGGTCTTCGCGTTGGTGGGGCCGCCGAAGGCGTACTGCCGCTGGTAGGCCTCGCGGCCCTCGAGGACCAGCGTGTGTGCGGCCCGGCCCACGCTGAACGCCGGGCGGTCCTCCTCGTCGATCAGACCGGACAGCTTCTTGTGGAACAGGAAGGGATCGCGGCGGAAGTCGTTGAGGCCATGGCTGGTCAGATAGTCCTTCGCCTGGGTTTGGTATTCCTCCTGCGACTCGCGGATCAAGAAACCGAGGTCGTCGATCACGGTCATGGCTGGGGAGTCCTTTCTGAGGTGTCGCCAAAGGGATGAGAGGTTCATACATGGACCTCCTTTGCTTTGCAGCCGGAGGCGACATCGACGGCCTTCACGTCAAAGGCATCTCGCGCGAACTCATGGCGCAGGAAGTTCGTGAAGATTCGCGCGACATCGCGGCCAGCGTCGCTGCGGGCGTCAACGACGCACGCATGGCGCTCCCGGTCGAAGCGGTAGCACACATCCATCTCGACCTGGGCAGCGCCGTGAAGGCCCTCGGCCGCCAGGACGCCGAGGCGAAGGGTCTCCTCGACGTCCTTAAGCGGCACCTGCGGTTTGAAGCGGTAGCGGTAGATCATCGGGTTCATTTCGGTCCTTTCTGAAGGGCTGCTTGTCCCTCTACTTCCTAGCTACCGCTCCGCGCGCGAATCTGTCCGGGAAGGCATCACAGGTAGCGATGCAATCCGGCCCGGATGAACTTCTTGCGAATCTTGGCGATCCGCTCGTAGATGCCAGCGCGGCGAAGGCCCGTTTCCCTGGAGATCTCCAGCGGGGTCTTCACCTGGAGTTCCAGACAGAGCTGGCGATCCCCTTCATCGAGTTGGCCCAACGCCATCGCCACGTCCAGGGTCAGTTCGACCCGTTCATGGTCGCTACGCCCCGCACGGCCGAGACGAGACCTCGCATCTTCCTCGGTGACGCCTTCGCCGAACGTGGTCCAGTCGTCATCGTCGCCGGGAACTTGTTCGTCCAGGGAACGCTCGACGCGTCGGTGGTCGCGGCACTCGGCCTCGTGGCGTTTGATCAGCGTGGCAATTCGGTTGTTGACCACCGTGGAGATGAAGATCTTGATGTCGGCGCGGCCGCTGTTGAACTTCGGCAGCCGCTCGAGCACGTCCAGCATCAGCTCCTGGCGCAGGTCGTCGAAGTCGTCCTCAGCGAACCCGTGCTTGCCCACTATCTGGCTGGCCTTGAAACGAATACGCTTGATCGTGTACTGTAGAATTCCGTCGTGAAGCATCGCGTGCTCCTCGTGGCCGAGGAGGTCGCGCGGGTGCCGACGGAGTCCGGGCGTGCGTAGGGCAAACAAGAAGGCGTTGCGAGGCCGCGGAAACCGCGACACCCGCAACGCCTCGGCTCAGCCGCTGGTTAGTTGCGCTGTGTCCTTGCTGACTCTTCTTGCCCTACGCCACGTGCAGCTCTTCGATCTCGACCAAGAACGGCAGGCCATACTTGACCTCGATCGTCACGCGGGCACCGTCGGCGGCCTTGGCCACCTGGTCCCGCAAGCCCATCACCTCCTTCCGCAGCGCAAAGTCGGCGCTGCCCGCCTCCGGCCGGGGGCCGTTATCCCCGGCAGGAAGCTTGACGGTCCGCACGGTGCGGACCTCCTGGGTGAAGTCCGGCGCGCCGCCCCGGACGGTGAACGTGATGCGGCCGAAATTCACGGCCTGCATCATCCCGACCAGCCGTTTCCACGGCTCCGACAACATCTGCTTCGTCATGTCCATCTCCTATGAAAGTTGCCTTGCGGCTGCTTCGGCGACCGCGTTTTCACAGGGGCAATTGGACAAGAAGCCGCAGAATGCTTGCAGGACAGGTGGATCGCGTGACCGGACACTTTGGCTGATGGCGGCCAGCGGAAACGACCGCTTCGGGGCGGGTGGGGGACACTTCAGAAAAACTTGCGGACAGTTCTACGGACGGTGCGGTCGGAAGGGGCGGATGACCACCTTGAACGGATTCAGGCGGTAGCCCTCCTTGGCCGAATTGGGGGAGGACTCGATGACGCTGTCCCTCTTGACGGCGTGGCCGGCCTTGTTCAGTCGCTTCTCGATGTTCTCCTGAAGGCGATTGATTGAACGCCGCACGTCATCGTGGCTGATCGCGTCCTTCTTCTGTTCCTTCTGGATGGCATCGGCCAAGTCGCCTGGAGTCTGGCAGATGTAGTCCGCCGGAGCTTGTGCGGCCAGAAAATCCTGCACGAACGCCTTGACCAGGTGGCGGATGATCGCGTGATTGGCCGTGGCCTGCGACGCTACCACTTCCACGCCGTTGATCGACACAGTTCGCGGGCCCACCTCCAGCTCGAACATCCCATCGGCAGGAGTCGCCGGCGGCGCTGTGATCTCGGGCCTGTGTCCCGCCTTGGAATACACCGGCGTGGCCAGATGCGGAAGATCGTGGCGAGAGTCGGCGGCGGACAGGTCCCGCACCTTCTCGGCGAGGTCGGTCGTCCCAGAGACGAGGTCCGCCAGCATGACCCTTGACACCCAGCCAACGGGGATGAACCGCTCAATAGCCCGAGGATTCACGGCCACGTAGCAGGTCGGATTCTGTTGTGCCCACTGGACGGACAGAACTCGCTGGTCGTCGCAGTAATCGGCAAGACAGACGTGAACTCCGGTCAGGCCCCCGTCCACGCGCCAGACATAGGGCACGCTGCCAACCGCCGTGGCCGCGCCCCCATTCTCTGCCAGGGCCTTCTCCACATAAGCTCGGACGCCTTCGGGCAAAACCCGGGCGCGCAGTTCCTGGAACCGGCGCTTGCCATGACGAATGGGGTAAACGACCCGCCTGCACTCGGGGCAGCGATAGTCGTTGGCGTTCTCGTCGAGACTGGGCTTGATATGCAGCCTGCCGGTGCAAGTCCGGTTGGAATATGGAAAGTCAGTGTCCTCGGACCAGGCGCAGCAGACATAATCCATCACTCGGTGGCTGATCAGCCCCAGCCCCCGCAGATGTTCGGCCGCCGCGGTCAGCTCAGGGGTAACCGGCTCCAGGCCGGCATTACTCTGAAGCAGCCTGGCTATGTCAGCCGCGACGGCGCTGCCGCTTATGCTGTTTTTCGGTCGAGAGGACACGGAGACCATACGGCTCCTCCCTGAGTTTGGACAGGAACGCTTCACGCTCCTTCGCATTCAGCACGGCGTCCTGGTATCGGACGACATACCCGTGCTCCACGCCCTCGACGGGCTCAAACTTCATCATCACACGCTTATCAGCAAACAGGACCTTGATCGACTTGACCAGGGCGACCTTGTCCATGATCTGCGCCACGGCCTTCTCGAAGTGTCGGATCGACTCGGCGATGGACTCGCAGTCCTCACTGCTGATTCGCAGCCCGGGCGACCCGTCCAACGGCGAGTTGCGGACGCTCACTTCCACCAGCGTGAACCCGTCGTCGATGGACCGGTCCCTGCGCAGCCTATCGAGGAACTTGATAATCTGCTGCTCATAGGTCACCTGGACCTCGTTGTCGTACTCCTGCTTGCCGCCGAAATAGGCTGACGCCAGCCAGTTGGCGATCTTCACGGGGAGGGTCGTGCTTCTGGATGAGATGTCCACGCCCTTGCCGTTCTCCCGGAACCCCAGGACGATCCAATCCGGCTTGAAGGCATGAATGGCGTGACGGGACTTGATCAGCATCGACCGCTGTTCTTCCCGGCGGATGAATATCAGGTGGTGCTCGCCGTACGGCACGATGTTCTTGAACTCGCTGGTGCGGCCGTCATTCTCGTCGCGGTCAAACTCGAGGAGGACCCGCTCGACCACCTTCGGCGTCAGGGATTCCGCGAAAGACTTCTCCGGCCGCCGAACGTTCCCCTTGAGCTTCATCCGCGCGAAGCCCGTGGAGTGAATCCGCTCGAGGTGATAGACCGTGCGAAGATGGGCCGGATCGTTGCGGTAGAGCGCAAAGAGCAGGGCCAGGGTGTCGAAGCCGTTCTCGCCGGAACGACAGTCCTCCACGACCTTCGCCGGCAGGACCGCCGCCGCATAGTCTGCTGTGGCGAACTTCGAGCGGCGGTAGTTGAAGCGGTCCACGAGGAAGTACGGGGTAAGCTGGCCGTCGCAGCCGAGCACGGCATCGCGTTGGTCTTGAAGCCGGCCGCCCCCGTCCAGGCCGAGGCTCTCACAGAGCACCTGTAGCTGCCGCTTGGTCAGGTCTTCAGCCCAGCCACGCATGTAGTTGCGGTCACCGACCATGCCCAGCCACGGCTCCAGGCCCATTTCAAGGTCGTTTTCCCAGAACTCGCGGTTTGCGGATTCGCCGATTGCCGATGCAATTTCGTTTGCCATAAGGTACGTCCTTCCCTGGACAAAGGGCCGAAGTGGGGCTTCCTATTCCCCCGGCCAGTCCAGCACACCGTAACATAGCCCGAACGCTGGTCTGATGCAATGATAAACTTGGATCCGGACAGCAAAATCGCAACATGTGGGCACAATGGGGCTTACGCATACTATGAGTAGTGGCCTGTGCCATCGGCGAGTTCCCTCGTGCGAGCCCCCGAAGATGCAGCAAGATCAGCCTTTCAGCTCGCGCCACAGATTGCGCTGCTTTCGCCAGTCTGGATTGGCGGCGACGGGACGCACTTGGGGCTCGGCGATGGGGTCGCGACCGTGGGCGGTCCGGGGCAGGAATAGCAGTTCCTCTTGGATGTCCGGGGCCAGGAGCAGCAGGTTCATGATCTGCGTGAGCCGCGCCCGGGTGACGCCCCCCAGCCGCGCCAGGTCGGCGTAGTCGCGCGCTACACCGTCCCGGAGGAGCCGGTCGAGGCGGATCGCGAGGGCCATTAGGCGTGAGACGCGCGGCACGCGCCCCGGCTCGACAAGCGTCTGTGGGTCCGGGGGCGCGTCGCCGACCTTGAGCGTCTTCCTCGTCTTGCGGCCGATCTCGAAGTGGACCTTGCACTCGATCAACATGCTCACTTCTCCATTCTGCCAGCCTGCATCTCTTCTGCCAGCGCCTTGATGCCGGTGGGCCGGAAGGCGATGGACAGCTTGCCCTCCGCGCCGTCATAGCTGACGCGCTCGACCAGCAGGTGCATGACGCGCGCCTGCTCGCCGGGCGACAAGGAGTTCCAGACCGGGTCGAAGAGCGACAGTGCCCGGGCCAGTTCCTTCTCGTCCACGACCTTCTCGCCCAGCGCGATGATCTGCTCGCGGACCTCGGTCGCATGTTGCTCGGCCACCCGGATGCGTTCCTGAAGGTCCGCCAGCCGTGCCGCCGTCGGCGATTCGCCCGGCGTCCCAGCCTGGTCCATCAACTTGCGGACCTCCGCGCCGTGCTGGGCCAGTTCCCGTTCAAGCCGGCGGCGCTCGCCCTGGAGGGCGTCGAGGCCCTCGCGGCTCTGCTTGCGTGCCTGTTCCAGCGTCCGCGACAGGGCCTGGTCGTCCTGGCCGACGGCGCGAATACGGTCGACGACGAACCGTTCAATCTCGGCCGCCGGGACCGACTTTGTCGGACAGTTCTCCCAGCCGCGTTTTTGGGCGTTCATGCAGACGTAGTAGCGGTAGCGGCGGTTGCCCTTGGCCGTGTAGGTGTGCATCATCCCGCAGCCGCATGGCTTGCAGTGCAACAGACCCTTGAGCAGAGCACCGTACTTGTTCCGCGTCACGCCCGAGCCGGTGCCGCCGTTGCGCCCGTTGTGCCGCAGGGCATCCTGCACGCGGTGCCAGAGCGTCTCGCTGACGATCCCGGCATGCTCGCCCTCGTAGATTTCCTCGTGGTAGCGCACCTTGCCGATGTAGGCCACGTTGGTCAGTAGGCGGTACAGGGCCTCCTTTGTGTACCGCCGGCCGCCCCGGACATGGCCCTTCCTCGTGGTCCACTGCTTGGCCCGCCAGCCGCGGCGGTCCACTTCTCGGACGGTGGGGATCAATGAGCGGTGATGCAGGTACAGATCGAAAACCTGTCGGACCTGCGCGGCCTCGTCCTCGTTGACCGCCACGCGCCCGCCGCTGGCATTGGAGACGATGTCGTAACCGAGGATGGGCCGACCGCCGACCCACTTGCCCTTGCGGCGAGCGGCGGCGATCTTGTCCCGCGTCCGCTCGGAGATGATCTCGCGTTCGAACTGGGCAAACGACAGCAGCACGTTGAGCATCAACCGGCCCATCGACGTGCTGGTGTTGAACTGCTGCGTGACCGAGACGAACGAGACGTGGTTTCGCTCCAGCACGTCCATGATCTTCGAGAAGTCGATCAGGGAGCGGCTGAGCCGGTCCACCTTGTAGACGACGATGCAGTCCACCTTCCCGGCGTCAATGTCGGCCAGGAGGCGCTGAAGCGCCGGGCGGTCCATGTTGCCGCCGGTGAATCCGCCGTCGTCGTATCGCGCCGGCAGGCAGACCCACCCCTCGTGCTTCTGGGCGGCGATGTACGCTTCGCCGCTTTCGCGCTGGGCGTCCAGCGTGTTGAAATCCTGCTCCAGGCCTTCCTCGGTGCTCTTCCGCGTGTAGATGGCGCAGCGGAGCGTCTTGGGGTTCTTGTCGTCCGTTGTACGGGTCATGCGTCACCGCGTCCTTTCAGGCCGAAAAAGTAGTTGCCGTTCCAGTGCGAGCCGGTGATGGCCTTGGCCACCGCCGACAGGCTGCGGTAGACCTCACCCTCGTGCTCAAAGCCGTTGTCCAGGACGGTGACCGTGATCATCCGGCCCTTATACGGCCGGGTCAGCACGGTGCCGGGCATCATCGCGCCGGCGCGATCGCCGAAGTCCACCTTGGTGGTCCTGGTCGTCGACGTCGGGGACGGTGCTGGTTTCTCCGGCGGTCGCCGCAGACGCAGTTCGGCGTCGTTGGCGAGTTCCTCGGCGCGGCGGCGGGCCCGCTCGGTCAGGTCGCCCTCGGCGTTGGCCTGCATCCGCCAGGCGATCCGCTTCCAAAGGAAGTCCTTGTTGCCGGAGCGCGTGGTCTCGCCGAATACGTGCTGGTATCGGCCACGTAGTTCCTTGACGGTCATCCGCTTCAGGTCGGCGACCTCGCGTGCGATGCTGTTCACCTTCATGCTCGTGTCCTCTCTCGGCGTCTCTCGCCGTTAACGTGGGGGACACAGGGCCGAGGGTTCCGAAGATTGCCAAGCGGAATCTGACGAAGTTCTCAAACTTTCCTCGCTCTCGGATGTCGGCGGGGGCAGGCAGCCGGTGCGGCGTTTCAGCCGCAGGAACCCGGCGGCCAGCAGCGCGGCCAGTTCCTCCAGGCGGTCGTCGATGGACATGTCGGCGGGGTCGTCGTGGTGCATGGGCGCTCCTGATGCGCCGCCCACAACGACCTCCGCTTCGCGGCCGGTGAGTTGTCTGGCAGCCGGTGTAGCCGACGCCACGGCATGCGGCGTCTC